ATGGAGCTGCTAACCAGATTTGAACTGGTGACCTCATCCTTACCAAGGACGAGGTGAAATTTCGAAACCCCACAGTATGTCTGAACTTTTGACACTTCAAAAATTTTAGTCCCATGTTTAGTCCCACTTGACCTATACATTGTACCACAGATAGCGCGGGACTTCAACACCGCAATGAAGGGAGGGCATTTGCCCTCCCTTCATTTAATGCTTCACAACATACCGATAGTATGCCGCTTCCTTATTTTTCACTGCGTCCTTGTCTTCGAGCCAGAATGCACAAGCAGCGTCAACATAGTAATCAATGTTGCGGATGCCGTGTTTCTCGTTGACCTTGCCAAAGTCGGAGTATACAGCGTTCATTGCCACCCAGAATTCTACCGGGTCGTAATTCAAGTTGTGCTGCTGCATTACCTGCTTGCACTGTTCAAACGTCCAGTGCGGGCCGGTCGTGCCATCAGCGTTCTGCATGTTGTGCAGCCATTCGTCCGCCATGTCCTTAGTCATACGTCCGGTGTGCGTGCTGGACGCATAGCCCATAGTGCGCTCAGAACCGTGTGTCTTGTCGCCTACATAAGAAGTATCCCCCATGTAAGCATCATCGTCACGAAATCCAATAGGGCGCATCTCGTCCTCGTAATCGGGGTACTCGTCATACTCTGGATATTCCATGCTGCTTTTGGGGGCAAAGCGTCCGTCAGAATAACGGCGATAATTCCGCATCTCCGGTTCGCCGCCGTGAATACGCTCATCATAGTAACCGTAAGGCTCAATATGATTGTACCGATACCGCACGCCGTAATGCTGGCGATCTTCGGGATACGTCTTGCGGATTCTCCATTCCTCCGGCGAAGCATTCTCTCGGCGGGTGTGCTGCATCAACAGCATTCGGGTTCCTCGTTTCATGATGATACCCCCTTACACCGTCGGCGCTGTGCCGTTAATAGACCGCAGCGCGTCAGAATGAGAGCAGCAGGAATTACCGAGCATTCGGAAACTGCCGCCGCTGGACGAAGTGACAACGCGACACAGGTATTTGTGACGGGTGTCCAGATTAAACACTGTCGCCTGTGCGCCGTTGCATTTCAGTAGCGGATACGTTACCGTTCCGTCGCCGATTGTGATTACTACCGGTGCGCCGATGATCGTTGTGCTCGGAATGTTCTGAGCGATTACGATTCCGTATACGCAGCCGTTCTGGTAATCTCCCGCCGGAATGTTCACCGTCAGCACGCCGCTTGCGTAAGTCACGCCCTGTGAGATACGCAGGTTCGGACACAGTTTTTGTACAGGCTTGCAAGCCATAATCAAAACCTCCTATCAAAGCCGGGGGAATGCCCCCGGCTGAACGTATCTCTCACAGGCCGCAGCAGGTGTTGCAGCCGCAGCCGGAAAACTGGTAAGGTGCCGGAACAGGAAATGCCGGAACCGGAGCTGGGCGCAGAGCGTTTACCAGATAGTTGTTCTGTGCCTCCTGAGAAGCAGCGAACTTGAGGGTCTGGTTCTCCGTCTGGAGCGCCGCGATCTTCTCTGCCTGACGCGCAGTTTCCATCTGGTCAATCCGTGCAATGATACGGTCGGTATCGCTGTGCGTAGACTGGATGATATCACGCGCATTGGTAGCGGCATTGTAGTTGGTATCGCAGAAACCACGCTCCACCTGTCGCTGAGTATCGCAGCAGCAATTTGCCATCTGCGTACCCAGAGCAGTAAGGCCAGCAGTTACGCCGTTAAAGCCAGTGTTCATGTTCTGGTTTACGCCGTTGATAAGCTGTGCGTTCTGGTAGCCGAGCTGACAAATTGCGTTGTCTACACCGTGGAAGCCGTTAGAAACCGCGCTGCCGAGCGTGTTGAAGCCGGTAAGCATTCCGTTGTTCATACTGTAAAAGCCGTTGCACAATCCGTCCTGAATGCCGAGAACGGAACGGGACAGGTTGTTGAAGTTGAACTCACTGCACAGATCGGAGCGAGTAACCGCGCCCTGATACCCTGCGCCGTTCGCACCGTTGCCGCCGTTGTTGCCCCAGCCCCAGCCGTTGCCGCCGAAAATCAGTGCAATAATCAGAAATGCGAAAATCCAAGAGCCATCGCCGCCCCACATACCGTTGCCGGAGTTGTTGCCGCTGTCACTGCCAAGAGCATAGCCGGTTGCAAAATCGTTATCCATGTTATATTCTCCTTTTCAGTTATATTTGATCGGAACCGTACGCTTTCCGAACATGACAAATTCACGCCGGATTTTCGTCAAGATTCCGTCAAAACTGAAAATGGATATTTACTTGATCTTCATGCCGAATTGCTGTGCAAACTCGCCGAGGTCGATTCCCCGTTCTTTGGCGATGTTCATCGCCATCTGCCGCAGTGCATCCAGACTTTTCCCCTGCATACTCTGCATAAGCTGATTCACCATCGGAGCGTTGCCTGTCATCTGCTGCAAAAGCACCGTCGGGTTCCCGCCGTGCTGCATCAGCTGCATCAGCTGAATTATGCTCATCATGCCTCGCTCCCTCCCAACTTGTCGCACAGCGTGTTGAACCGTGCTTTCAGCTCGTCAAACTCGCTTCTCGGAACGAACATTGACAAATCCGTTTCCGAGGGTTTATTTGTTTCCTGCATCTGCACCCGGCTGTATGCCGCGAAATCCGCGCAGCCGGTTTGAAGGTTGAGCTGCTTTGTGTAGATATAGCCGTGCGCCGTGTCCGGCATGATAGTAAGCGCACCGGAAAAGTCCGTCTGTACCGCGCGTGCTTCCTCCACGCTTGCCACAGGTCGTACAATGTGCTGTGGAGATTGTACCTGCTGTTGCATTGGTGTCTGCATTGGCTGCTGCGGGTACTGCTGTTGATACTGCGGCGTGTAGCCAGTGTAACCATAAGGATATGCCATTAGCCTAACACCTCCGTAACGTGTTCGCTGATGGATTTACTTACCGCCTCTTTGTAGGATATATACTCCTCTAAGCAAACTGTATTGCCTGCGTTGCGGTAAACTGCTACAATGCGACGAGCGCACTCAGGGTCATACCCCATGCGTTCAAGTCTCTGTTCGTAACTCATGCGATCACTTCCTTATACTTTTAGTATAAGGTCTGCTGGGCGTGAAAACCTGTCACAAATCTGTCAACTTGCTGTCACAGCACGCGCAGCATTTTGCATTTGATGCTGTTCAACCGACGATGCACCGTGCTTTCGCTCATGTGCATCGTCATGCAAATCTGAGTAATAGAGCGCGCCGATGTTCGTAGGTCAAACACGGCGCGCTCTTCTGGTGTAAAATTGCACTCACGCCGGAAGTATTCCACCTCCGGCCTTGTAAATTCCGTTAATTTCATGCGGTATCCCCTCGTTATGGTGTCACCGCATATCTTTCCCCTTGTATAAAAAATCGGGTGCGACACACTTTCGCGCTTCGCACCCTATAAAAACACACCGTCCCGCGTCCTCTACGTCTATACCCTATGTAGGTTCATAAGGCTTCGAGGAGCGCAGGAACAATGCGTTTTTTCAATCTTGATAGAATTATACCATCTTTTATGTCCGTCCGCAACTTAGCCGTAAAGGCGTGCACGGTCGTTGATAACCAGCAGGCGCAGCAGGTCGGTCGTCAGTGCCAGCTTGCCCTGATCGTCACCCTGCAGAAAGCCCTTGTTCACCAGCTTCTGTACGGTTGCCTTGCCCCACGCGGGGACTGCGTCTACCGTGTCGTAAACCTTCTTTGCCTTTTCGGCGTTGGCAATTTCCTGCTTTGCAATGTTTCTGGTCTGTGCTTCCGTCATATCTTCAACCTCTTTCTCTGTCAGCATATCCTTGAATTTCTGCCACAACTGCGGATTGCGTACCCACGGTTCCGGGCAATCCTTGTGTGTCACATCGTAGTGACGGCACACGCGCGAAACCGGCACATGGTACTTTGCCATCAGCTCACGGGTCAGCTTTGCGGCACGCTTCATTGTATCCTCAGGGATAACGTACACGCCGTTCCGCTTCACGCTGCACATTTCAATGCCGATGGAATTAGCGTTCCGGCAGTCGTTGTAGTAACTGCCGCCGCGTTCCCTGCCGCAATGCCATGCCGTGTCGCCGTCCTTTACGCTCTGCACAACGCCGTTCGGGTCTACAAAGTAGTGCGCACTGGCACGCAGTCCGCTTTCTCTTGCAAAAAAGTCTGCATTGTTCTGTGCCGTATCGCCGTTGTTGGACGTAAAGTGTAAGCAAATCCAGTTTATCGGGAACGAACGTCCCTTCTGATAGTTGTTCGGATTGCACTGTTTAAACGGAATACTCATTTACTCACCCTTCTTTTTCGGTGCGGTGTAGGTCAGCGCCGTTTTGGAATCCGTAATACCCGCTGTGGTGGGGTCTACGAACACGCTGAGGATTGCCAGGCACATGGTAACAAGCTGTACCGGATTGCCGAGCACCGCCTTGATTCCCTCCCAGACTGCCGCCCAACTCGTAAACGTCTGCGGGTCAACACCAATTGCCGTGATTGCCACGCTGACAATACCAACCCAAAACCACGGGTTCTTCATTCGTACAGGGATATTTACCTTCATACTCTCACCTCGCAATATGGTCTATAGCAATTCCTTCCAAGAACTGCTCGTATTCCTTCGTCGTCTTTTCAATAGCCGCAAGTCCTGCTTCTACCTCACCGTTGTAGTGACCGCGCTTTAACGCCATTGCTACGCCAACGGTAAGCTGACAGTTTGCGTTAATCATTGCAAGCTGCAAGCGTCCCTCTTTGGCTCGTTGTTCCGCTCTCCGGTTTACCCGCTCCGCTTCTTCCCTTGCTCTCTTATCACGCTTGCCGGACTGCGCCGCCATAGCAGCGCAGATAATTCCGGCAGCACCTGTGATAATGGTGCAGATAACTTCCGTCGGCATAATCAAATCCCCAGCAGACGCTTATCCTCAACGCTGAGAAGTTCAGGCACGCCGGTCTGCTGTGCGCGCCAGTGCTTGTACTGAGCGCGCGAGAGCGCGTCATGCTTGAGGTTGTGGGCGTTATCGAACTTATCGAGCTGCACGCCCATGTCTCCGTGGTACTTCTTCACTTCTGCGTAGTTCTTGATGTAGATGTTGTTGGGATACATAACTTTACTCCTTTTCCGTTGTGTTTATCGTGTGCTTACTCCGCCGTACCGCCGAACTCAGCAGGCACAAGCTCCGGCATACCGCACTCGTCGATCAGGATTTCCGCTACCTGCTTCCGCAACTTCTTCGGCACCTGCTCAAACTCACACTTGCCGAGGATTACTCTCTGCGCGAACAAAATTGCCATCATAATAACCGTCCTTTCAAAACGTTCTCGAATATTGTTGATTAACTTACGCATAAACAATTTGCGCCATTTCCACGATGCAGTCTTCGTAAAAAGACTGCTGATCGGTCAGCGCAGCCACCTGCTGCTTAAGCATTGCGTTCTGCGCCACCAGTTCTTCATTTTCTGCCACGAGGTCAGCCTTGCTTTTCTCGTTCGCCTTGGCTTCCCGCAGCAGATTGTCGTAGTTGGCTGTTACCTCGTCTAACAGACCGGGTGTGTCATCCACCTCGGTTGTGTACTCATCGTACACCCAAGCGGTATGACTGTCCTTGTCCGTTTCCTGCTTGGCGTTGAGGCAGATACGCACCCACGCCCGTCCGGGCTTGTTCGGCATACTGCCTGCGGAGATTTTCTCCGGCTTGTTATCGCCGTGTACTTTCATTTAGATCACTCCTTTCAGGCCTCGCACAGGAGACGCGCGGAAACGTTCGAGTAAGAACCCGATGAAGAGGTGCTCGCATTGAAGCTCAACAGACCTGCATACGTACCTTCGTTCCAGTTGCCACCAACACACAACGCGCTCCAACCAGACGAGGAATAAGCGTAGTCCGGGACGTATGTTGTTTCCGAGCCACCGTTATATTTAGGGATAAGCAAGCCGTTTTCCGTTACTGTCAAATCTGTAATCCAGCCATTGGAAGGCAAGAAACCAATATTAGTGTAACCGGTTGCGGTATCGTCCGCGTACTTGCTCGGGTCAGTGCAGTAGTAAGCCCTTGTGCCATTGGCATTAAAGCCGTCTACCCACTGGAACACGTTGCCCCAGAGGTTTTCGACCCACCGATACTGCACTGCGGTTTTACCGTCTGTGCCGCTTTCGCGTCCGGTGTGATAGGTCATGTTGTCTGTGCCACCAGATTTGATTGCAGAGGAATTATTGTTCGTATATCCTTGTCCGATCTTAGACTGACAGTTCCAGTTTGCAAATTCAACGATATACAAAAAGATGATTGCACAGTATGTTGCAAAGTCGTACAAATGGAATTTGCTGTTAAATGCTCCGTTGGTAATTCCGCTTTTCACCAAGTCCCGGAAGCCTGCTCGCGAAATATTTACCCGCGGTGTGCTGCCAGTCGAACCTCCACCATATTCACCATTAGAAGTATACCTGCCGATATATTTTCCACTGCCCGGGTGTTTCTTCATACCAGTTTTTGGTTTGTCCGAAACGTAGAAATACTGCTTCGTACCGTTTCTCTTAGCAGCAACGTAAAAAGCAGGGATAAACACCATGGTATAATCACTTCTACGAGTAAACGCGCTATCACCCTTCCACGCCGTCACCGTACCGGACGAATTGAGGTTACATTCCTTCATACCGTTCCACGGTGCATAACTATCAAACGGACTACTGCCCGAGCCAGTACCAACCGCCGGTTTAGGCTCAGTTGTCACCGAGCGCGTAACCAATCCGTAAGGGTCAGTGCTCGGTGTTAAGCGTGTCAGGGCTGTGGAGCTGTTACTCGTATCCCACATTACGCCGAACACGTTAGCGTAGATCAGCGTCAGGCTCTTGCTCTGACCACTGGCGGTAATACTTACCGTGCCCTCGGCTGTCTGGTCACCCTTGGTAGCCCTAATCGTCCATGTGCCCGCCTTACCGACGGTAAACACAGCCGTGCCGGTGCTCGTCTTGGTCAGTACCGTACTACCGAGCGTAGCCGTAACCGTCGAGCCGCTGTCAATGGTAACGGTAATCGTGGACTGGAATTTCTCAAGATTGACACTCAGCGCCGTATAATACGCCTTGGTTGTTACCTCGGCAGTATACGTCGTACCGGACAGTGCAGCGCTCAAGGTGTAGGTAGTGTTAATGCCGAGCACGCTTACCGTGGCCGTCCGGCTGCTGTCCACCGTGCCGGTGTAGGTTTCGCTACCGCCCTTGAGCGTCCACGCCTGACCGACAAAATCAGTTGCAAAAGTAATGGTGATGATTGAACCACCGCCAGAACTCGGAGCATTTACAGCGCCGAGCACATTGTCTGCTGTAAAACCTGCATACTGCCCTTTCTTGCCCTCGATTTTGTCCTGCTTGTTATCCCATGTTCCCGACTTTTCAATTACTTTACCGACCGCATCATCAATCTGTGCGCCGGTATGTGAAGAATTGTAAGCCATGCCATCACTCCTTCATGCAAAGAAATTCGTTTCCGTCTGCGTCAAGCATGGTTTCGTCGCTGTCAGACGGAATAAAGCCCCAGTTGTCGTTCCAACTGCCATCCATACCCTGTGCATAGAGGGAAATGCGGTAAATGCCGTCACCGGAAAGCAAGAAATCGTCGTATACCTCGAACTGTCGCTGTGTTGCAGCAGGGGTTTGAGAGAAGGACGCAATAAGCGTCCCTCTCCCTCTGCCCCATTCCTCGTCCGACTTCGTAGCGCGGCACTCGAATGCCTGATACGGAATGTCCGACTGAAACGCAACAATCACCTTGTCGAAGCCAGAAACCGCCGAAATTCTCTCTCCCGTGATGGAAAAAGTCAGATTCGGAGCAGCCATTTACGCCACGCTCCAAGTACCGGCAGCGCTCCTTACGAACACCTTGACGATCTTTACGCCGTCACCCGCAGATGCAGCTTCGAGGTCTGCGCCGTTGATAGTGACGTTGATTGCCGTGTCCTTCTTGTAGCCGCCTGCGGTACCGCTGGTGTTAGTAGAACCGGCAGTAACCGGAATCTGCGTACCGGCATTTTCAAGGCTGGATTCGCTCGGAACAACCTTGATCTTGTATTCCGTGAAGTCTACATTTGCAGAGAACGAGAACGCAGATACGTTGAAGGTTGCCACCTTAGAAATCTTGCTCTTGTCCGGGCCGGTAATCGTAACAACCGGAACGGCAGTATCCAGCGTGATCTTCGCGGTAACCGTTGCGGTTTCGTTGCCTACGTCGTCTCGCACCTTAATAGATACGGTTTTCTGGCCGTCGCCAGTGGTCAGCGTGATCGCCTTAGACTTTACAAACGTAGCCCATGCAGCTTCGGCTTCCGTTGCTGCACCCGCTACGCCCCAAATCTTCATCTGGTAGCCGGTCGTTACGCTGTCGGTCAGACCGATCGTAGCCGTTACTGCCGTACTGGTTGCATAAGCAGCGCCGTTGTTCAGTTTGAGGGTAAGCCCGGCAGGCGCGGTCGTATCCAGTGTTAAATTAAAGAAAGATGCCATGTTTTACACTCCTTTTGTGTTTAATTCAAGGTAAAGGTAGGAACTCTTGCGGCGATAGAGCAGTTCCTCGCCCAAATACGCCTCGTAAATTCCCATCTTTCCTAAGAAATACGCGATAATGCTTTTGTCTCCGATATACATTCCGTCACCCCGTTATCAGATAAAGCACAGTTTCATCGTGCTTTTCGATTGCGTCATACTCTGCACGGGTCAAGACGCGAATAGCGGAAACATCATTTGAAAACACGTTGCCATGCCCACCGCCCGATGCGGGTACACCGGTATCTTCTTCGCCAATCCACCAGTTACCGTTGTCTCCGATGAACGGAGTTAAACCTTTCGCGCTTACGCCCGTGTCCTTGCCCGCAATTACCCAGTTGCCGTTATCGCCAATGGTCGGGTAAGTGTTGGCAAGCGCTTGCATTCGCTTTTCCAATGCGGTAAACGCTGTCGGAATTTCCGGCCAGTGTGCGTCACCGCTCATCGTAGGCGGGATGTATACATGGATGCTGTTTGTGCTGCGCGTTTTCTCGCCTTGCGTGCCGTGCAGCTCGAAAGCATATTCGCCTGCAACGGGAAGGTTCTGCGCAGTCAGCAACACCGAGATTCCGGTTTCGTCCTGCTGCATCGGCAGGATATCCATGTTTACGCCCGCTGACACATACATTTCCCACGTCCAGTCAGGCGGGAGATCACCTGTAACTGTGATGGAGCGCGTCAGATTATCATGCTGGCGGGCAAGCACTTCACAATCTGCGGTCAGCTCCCAGTTGTTGAAATAGATCATGTGTTCTTGCCCTCCAATGCCGCGACACGCGCAGTCAGCGCGTCTAATGCCGCTTTGAGTGCATCGTTTCCGGCTGAGGTGTCGTTTACTTTATCGACTGCATTATCAATGTCCTCACCGCCGTAACGGCTTGTATAGTAAGTATCAGCCATTAAACAACCAACCTCCTTCCGTATTTGTCTGAAATGATTTTGCCGTTCTTGTCATGGACTGCACCGGAAGCAGAAAGCGCTTTAGGCAGGCGATAATAAATAAGGACGCAACCCGGTGCACCGTCAGTCCCGCTCGTTCCTGCTCCGCCTGCTCCTCCAGATTCTGATGAATAAGTTGCGTTGAGCGTTACAGCGCCTACACCGCCGCCGCCACCGCCACCGTGTCCGCCGTGTCCACCAGCGCCGTATATAGTCGGTGCTATAATTGCATCTGGAGTTCCACCGTTTCCTCCTGTATAGCCATGAATTGTTCGCAGGCCGCCACTGCTCATAATGGCATTTCCGCCATCCGAACCATTTATGCCATACGCAGCGCCACCGCCGCCACCGCCAGAACCGCCTACAACGGTTCCATCTCTTTTGGTTCCACGAACGCCAGTTCCACCCTTTCCTCCGAGATATGTTAAAACATCGCCTCCCGGATTGCCGCTCACCTTTTCATCGGTGCTTGGAACACCTCCATCACCGCCATCTGCGCCTGTGATTCCATCGGTTCCCCATACACCATACGTTATTCCCGTTGTCGGTTCAGAAAATCCCTCAGAAGATGATGCGCCATCTTGCGATGTATATCCCGCGAAAGAAGTGTCCGTGCCAGCTGTTCCTGCATTCACAGTATCAGAGGTATATTCTCCGCCTACTCCTTTAACGCCGATTTTTGCATTGAATTGATCGTTTGGAGTTACTTTCAGTTCGATAGTATAAATTTTTCCGCCCTTGCCTGCGGTTCCTCCTTTTCCTCCTTTTCCTCCTTTTCCGGGGCGTAGAGTTCCGTTGGTATTGGTAGCTTCATCTGTACTTTCGCCGTTTTCACCGCGTTCGCCTGAATCGCCGCCTGCACCGCCGCCAATCAGAACAATACGGACACTTGTAACTCCATCCGGCACAGTCCACGTCCCGTCTTTGGTCAGAACCTCAACCGTATCGTAATATTCTTGCTCTCCAATATCCTGTGGCTTATAGCCAACCAGCACGCTTTCCTGCGCCGCCAGTCTGCCGGATACGGTAACATCGGCGCTTTCAATGCATCCGGTTACTTCACCGCCGTAAGGGTGCGTAATCTGCACTACATCGCCGGGAATTTCGCGCTTGATGGCGATTTTGTTGTTGATGCGCTCATTGTGGCTGTAATATTCGGCAAGGCGTTCCGCAACAGCGTTTGCGTTTACCAGAGATACAAGCGTTGCGTTCTCAACCTTTACCGTGTTGTCCGACTGTTTAACCAAGCTGCGGCTGCGGGTATTTGTTGGGGTGATAATCTGTCGCGTAACGTGAGTGTACTTCTTGCCGTTCAGCACGCCGGAACCAGCAGTAACAATGGCATAATTTGCGCCGCTTTCCGTGATTTCAAAGCCTGCGGCTTCGAGGTCATAGCATGGGTCGTCAAACGTGATCTTATCGCCCTCCGAGGTCGTGCCGTTGAACAGTTCCGTAACTTCCGTTGCGCTCTGCGAATAGGCGTGCTCAGTAACGATAACCTCCGTAACCGGAGTTGCATATTCTACCGAGCCGCCCGCATACATTTCGCTTGCGGTGATTTCGCTCGACTGTCCGTCCCACAAGCCCTCGATACGGATTGCGCCATTGTAGTCCACTTTCAGCGTTGCGCCGATAGCAAACAGCACTTGTGCGAGGTTTTCGCGCCGTGTTGCGATAGGCAGCCAGCCATACAGCTTGATATTTGCAATGTTGGACTTCACATAGCAGGTCAGCGGTGAGCAAATGTCCGAACAAACTTCGCGCACGGTTTCGCCGGTATAAATACCGCCGTCGTGGTAGGTTTCATCCAACAGACCAACGGTCGAGGTGCAGGTAAAGTGGTAAGTGTTGATAGAGGTGCGAGAGATTGTCTGCACATAAAAAATCCCCATCTGATTTCCGTCATGGTAGAAAGTCAGTGGGGTGTTACGGATAAACTCCGTTAAACTGGTATCATCCGACTGCACATCAAAGGAAAACGTGTCGATTTCCAGCGAGGCACTGTTCAGCGGACGCGCATAATACGCATTTCCGCTGATTACATCGTGTGCATCGAACGTGCGGTCAAGATATGTGATTGTATTGGTTCCCATGTGTCACGTCCTTTGCGGTGCCATTGCGATAAACTGAACGGAAAGTCCCGTCCAGTATGCTTCTCCGGGTTTCTTGCGAATGAGGTTATCTTGTCCAGCAGTAACATATGCGTTAAACGTAAGCGTGCTCTGTGCATACGGAACAACAATTCTGTGACTGTCCTGCGGTGCACTCAGAACCTCGTACAGCGCATCGTAGTCGCCGTACTTGCCAACTGCGGGAAGAATCGTAATCTCGTAGTTGTAAAACGTACCGATAATGTCTCGAATCATTGCGCCGCTGAGCGTTCGCTCTGCGTTCTCGCCGTCAAGCACCTGAAATTTACGGGTAAGGCTTGTAACAATGACGTTGTACTTCTTGCCGTCTACGGTAAGTTCCATTTATGCACCTCCTGTTACAAGACTCACGCCGCGCCGCCGCGTTTCGCCGCTGTTGTACGGGCCGGTAATGCGTGCAAACTTCGCGCCGTCGATGTAAAGCTCGATAGGCTGACTGCTGTTGCCGGTGCCGCCGCGTGCATCCAGTGCCGCGTTAAACGCATCAATCATGGTAGACAGCGGGGTTTCCACGTTCACGCCGCTTTTCTGATCGCCCAACAGAGCGAGAAATTCGCTGTTCGGGCTGATAACCGCGCCGTTTGCTAGGGCAGGAATGTCAAGCGAATAAGGCGCAACAGGTCGATCGGCATTGCCGAGACTGTAGGCTCTTGTGGACGATGCAGATCGTTTGCTTGCAGCGTTGATGTTCTTATACACCATGCCAATGCCGATAGCCAATGCAGCAGCCGCCGCTATAGCACCCGCTGCGCCGGTTACTGCACCAAGTGCAACAGCCAATGCAGCAACAGCGGCAACAATTCCGTAAATAACGGTTGTTGCACGTTCCAGAGGAGTAAGATTGCTCCATGCACTCATAATTCCGGCAGTCAGCGCAATTACAAGAGCCAATACAGCCGTCAGCGGGCTAATTCCGGAGACTACCTTTCCGATTGCCGTTGCCATAGACGCAAGCTGCTGAATGATAGAAGCAATTTTGAACGCTGTAACAAAGCCAATTACTGCGTCAGTGAGAAGTGCAAGCAATGTCTTATGCTCCGCAAGGAACTGAATCACGCTTGCAAGCAGGTTAACCAAACCCGGCAATCCGGTTTGAATTACCCACGTCAGCATCGGAAGGACAACATTTTCGTACAAATCACCCAGTACATCACCGAGCGAATCCGCAAGATTCTTGATCGCTTGCAGGATATTCTTGATAGATTCCATAAGCGGCTCAAAGTTAAGATGTGCCGCCCATTGTGCAGTAGCTTCCGTGATTCGGTCAATAAATCCGAGGATAGAATCAACAATGCCGAGAATTGCTTCCCAAATTTGCACGCCATTATTGTTCTTCTCCCACGCTTCCTGCAATCTCTGTGAGATGTTTCCGATTGCGTTTACAATGTTCGTGATGATAGAAATGATGTGTCCCATAATGCTTTCGCCCAAACCGGCTTGATTCCAAGCAACAACGAACGCCTGACCGATGGAATTTACAAAGCTAACAACATTCGTAATCGCTGTCATGATAGCCTGCAGCATGATTTGTCCCGCGTTACCATCGTTCCATGCCGCAATGAACGCCTGCCCAATAGATGTGATAATCTGAATGATCGTATTCAGCAAGTTCATAATTGCTTGCAACATCTGTTCGCCCGTGTTGTTCGTGTTCCACGCATTGGTAAATGCCGTTGCAATTGCGGTAATCAGATCGAAGATGGTTTGCAGCAGCAGTTGAATGTTGTTAAGCGTTTCAAGTCCGGTTCCGTTCGTCCAGATTGTCATAAATGACTGGCCGATAGCGGAAACCATGTCTTTCAGCGCAGAAAGAGCGTTCTTTGCGCTTTCAATGGTCTGCTGTCCGTACTGCGCCCACGAATCCTGAAATACTTTCCAGAAGTCAGTGAGCCATTGCGGTGTCTGATTTTTTACTGCGGAATAATCCGTATCAAACTTAGGTGCGCTCGGGTCGGTCGTGTTATTGCTATTATTGCTTAATTTCTGGACTGTATCGAACGATGCAAGAGCCTTTTCAGCTTTCTTCGCAGACGATGCCGTGGAATCCAGTGCATCCGTTTGCTTGTTCAGTTCCTTTGCATTTTCCTGTGCCTGCTGTGCGGTCGTACCGAACACAGACGCGATAAACTGCGCCATCTGCGCCGTTACCTGTGCAAGAGCCTGCATTAACTTATTCAGCAACGGAATGATAGATTCATAGATAGGTTGGAATGCCGTCAGCAGGTTACTTTTCACCTGCCCAAACGACTTTGCAAACGTTTGGTTCGCAAGCAGAGCCTTGCCCAAACGGTCAGCCATTGCCGTAAGCGCTTTGGAAATCAAGTTAAAGAACAACGCGCCCGCAACGATAGAACGCAGACGCACCCCGAACGACTGCACGCCGCCCGTTGCTTTCTTCATAGATTTTTGGCTGGAACGTCCGAAACTGGAGAATTTGGCTTTGAGCTTGTCAATCGCTGCGCCCAATTTGCCGCCGAGAAAATTTTGTAGACTTCCGACAGACGTTTTCAAGCCAGCGCCCAAACCCGCAATAACTCGTTTCAGCTTAGCCATTTTGGAATTTGTCTGACTTACGAAGTCATTCATTTCCGACTTGGACTGTTTCAGCCCGGCCTTCATGTTCTCTAACTGCGTGGTCTCATTGGAAAGGTTTTGCCGTACATTCTGACCGGCGCTGCTCATCGTGGACGATTGCTTGATCTCGGCAAGCTGTTGTTTCAGTTGTGCCGCTTTATCATCTGCGTTTCGCAGAGCTTCGCCCAATTTATCCGATTCAGCAACAAGCGAATTCAGCTTTTGCGCCGATTCCGAGAATTCCTCCTGTGGGATTGCGCCCGTTGCCGCCTGTTTCAGTTTGGTGTTGTAATCGCTCTGAGCCTTTTCAATCTCAGCGTTTACTTCATCCAACCGAGCAGCCAGACGTGCGGCTTCTTTCTCCGTTGCTGCAAGGTCGGCTTGCATTTTAATGCCCTTCGTGCCGCCAGCGGCTACCTTGTTCCACTGTTCAGCAAGTTTTTGTACCTTTGCGGCTTGTTTATCTACGGCGGCTGATTGCTTCTCAATGTCTTTCGTCATTTGTGCAATCTGCTTTTTCGCTTGTTCGTCGCTTACAGTAGCGTCGATTCTGATAGAGCCATCCGCCATTTATTCACCGCCTTTCTAATTGATCTGCGCCCAGAAAGCGTCAATAGCTTCCTTTTCCTCCTCGGAAAGTGCGGGTGCAGGGGTTAAATTACGTTTGAGACGTTCGTATTCCTGTTTCTGTTTTCCCTTCATTTTGCTTGTGTCCGTGCCTCTGATTTGCAGGGCATGAGACATTGCCGAATCCTCGTTAAGGCTTTCCATCATTGCCATAAACTCAAACCAGTGCAGATTGACCTTGTGCAGCTCAATGCCGAACGTCTGCCGGAACGATGCGTACAACCGTGCAGAATCGAAATCGAACCACATCATGCGTTTACCGCCGGGTTCAATCTCTCTATCGTCGCCACAGCGAATAAACCACTGCAAACCTTCCAGTGCAATGTCAATGGGTGGCATCCCTGCTCCGTAAAGCAAGGATAATGCCACCCATACACGGTCATTATCGCTTAAATTCGGGTCGTCCAGTGCAAGGGAAATCTGAATGCCGATTCTGTAATCCGTGCGAATCAGATACCCCTTGTAAGAGCTTGGCAGGCGGTCGAGCAGCATGTTAAACACTGCCGACACGCTCCGCGCTGTACTTGCTCATGTTTGCTGCACGCTTCTCAACATGGCTGTCAATGATGGGGGTAAGCTGTGCGAAGAAATCAAGGAACTGGTCGGAGGACGGAAGCACCGCACCAAACACCTTCGCGCAAGTATTTTCGCCAATCAGCGCGTCGATTTTGTCCCTAACATCTTTATCAAACGCCACGATATCGTCCAGAGTGTCCAGAACGTCGCCTTTCTTCTCGGAAATAGCCGTTGCCTTGTCTTTGATTTCATTCAGCAGGTCGAAAAAGCCTTTGACAAAGCTATCATCAGACAGCGGAAGGGAGATCGTCTCTCCCTTGTCGTTGACTTCAATAACCTTTACGCCGCTGTTTACGCGGATACTATCCATTCCTCGTTACCTCCTTATACGGATACGTTCGCAGTGAATACCGGTGCGCCGCCGGTGATCTTCACAGTGCCCGGAATCGGGTCGCCTACATAGTTCAGCGTATATTCCAGCGTCGGAGATTCGCCGCCCGCGCCGCCGTAGGTATCAACCTGTACAGATACTTCCTGTACTTCTGCAACGTAGGTTGCAGTGTCACTGTCACTGGTAGCATTCCACATGTCCACATTCAGCAGCCATGCGTGAGAATCTGCCAGAGTAGCACGAGCGCGACGCTTCTTGTCGATAAACTCAAACACATCGTCGCCCTTGGTGCACTGCTGAGAAACGCTCATGGTCGGCTGATAGCCGGTAATCTCAGTAGTTGCAGAATCAGAAATAATGTCCTGCTCGGTCTCGGTCTGTGCACCATAGTCCGTAGATGCTTCGGTTACGTTCTTGCCGATTCGTGCCCACTTTGCAGCCGAATACTCGCCCATCTTATCGCTGGTATCCAGAAAATGAGCAATAAGAGGACGTTTGATCTTTTCAGTAGTTGCCATTTTTACACCTCAACTTCATAGTTAATGGTTAAGAGGATTTGATAATCCTCGGTTAAATCTTCGTATCGAGCGATAAGCCCCGCAGGGGTCGTTCTCTCAACAGATGTGACGGTCATTCCCTCGCCGAGATTAGGCGGGTTTTCTTCCGCCCATGCTCCCAGCTCATTCAGCAAGGATTCAACGTCGAGACGTTCCTCGCTGTCGGTCGGCAGGGCGCGATACATCACGCCGAACGGGTACTGTGCAGCATATCCGCCGTCAATGTACTGTGCGGTTTTATACGCGCTCTGTACACTGGTAAGCATCATGCCTGACCGTTCCGGCGGGAGATATTCAAACTCGATTTCGGGAGCATAGCCTTTCAGCCACAAAAGAACAGCCCGTGAAACACCGTCTTGTTCACGAGCTGTTACCGTGTTCAATTTCTCACTCATCGGTCAAAATCTTGCGCACTCCTTCCATCCAGCGCGTTTCATTCACCGCCTTGCTTGCCTCGAACCAGTGAGGACGCGCGTTCTTGTGCATCCCCTTGCTGTATTTGAGGTTCCGGTCTGTCAACGCCTTGCGTGTGCCCTTGGGTGCAAACGTGCTGCCGGTTGCCGGGTCAATCATCACCTTGCCGTAATACTGAAATCGTGCATACGGGGACGCATAAACGATGGTATTCCCCTGTCGGTGCACATTCATTGCCAGCGCTCCGGTTCGCGCGGGAACAAACTGATCGGTGTCCTTGATGATTTCCTCGCAAAGCCACTTGTTAGCCTTTACGACGCGCTTTTCCAGTACGTTTTTCGGCACTTTCAGATTCAGAGAATAGTGAATCATCGTCCGCCCACCTCCAAATGCTGCAACAGGCCGTAGTCATAGCGCGAAACGCTTGTCACCCGGTATGTCTCGTGCTTCTCACGGCATTTCTGGTAACTGCCCTCGTCCGGAACGTCACCACGGGCGAAATAGTCCTTTTCAGACGATAGCGTAAGTTCGCACGGCAGAGGGATATGCAGCGTGACGGAATCCGCGCTGTTGAGTGCGGTTTTCGTTGCCGCTGTGCCTCTGGTGCTTTCCAGCAACACGCCTGTAAGCACTGTTCTGCCGGACGGCTGAAAGATCGTCACAGTGTGCGGTAATTTCATGCTGTCACCTTTGCCCTTTCAAACTGTGTCGGCAATTCTGCCGCTTCGGAAAACGCCTTGTATTCGCGCCGTAACGCTTGCAGACGTATCCTTGCATTGTCGGCTTGCTCGGTATCCCCGGCAGCTTCAAACGCCATCCTACGCCGTGTCTGCTTCCTCATAGCTGTTTCCAACTTGCGCTGCATCTGCGTCGCTTCGTAGGCGGTGTAAGTCTTGCCCTGATACTCAAACGGCGGCGGGTCGATGTTCTTTAGTTCATCGTCCGTATAGACGCGCTCAGAAACGCCCTCCAAAAACGGATGCCGGTGGTGTCGACAGTTACTTCCTTCCAGACCGTCCACATGTCCCAATCCGCAAACCTTGTAGATATTCGGGTACTTGCTGCCGTCTTTCGTGGCGTATACCTTGCCTTGCCAGCGCTTATGATTTGACCAAACGTGCGGTTTGTCCTTATCGCGTGCTCCACGATGGGCGGTCACTTCGTATAAGTCGGTTTCCAACACCTCCGCCGCTTCTTCGGCATACTTGGATGTAACCTGATTCAGACCGGTTACAATAGCGCGCCGCGCCGCAACGTCAGCATGGTTCATCCAACCGGACGCATAATCAACGGTGCGAATACCGCTGTCAGCCAGTTCCCGTACAGCATCTTCAAGCGCCTGCTGCACCGTGAAGCCGCCGGAGTACACTTTCATTTCTGCCTTATCAAGCACAGCCTGATAGGCTTTAGCGATAGGGCGGAACACGATTTCGCCGTTCGTTTGCACAGCAAAACCCAAAGAACGGGTAATGTTGCGGTACTCATCGAGCATTTGCTTGCGAATCAGTTCAATTTCTCGTGCCGTCACGATTTCAAGTGGCATTGTAATACCTGCCTTGTCGGACAGCTCGCCGTAATACTCACGGTTCAGCTTTACAACGCGGTCAAGCGCATCCTGCACTTCCTCTGTGCTGGTCTTGGTATGATTTGCGATACGCCGTTCGATGGTATACATATCCAGACCGTATGCTTTCAGTGTGCGTATGTCGTTTATCGTTACCTCATTCAGTTCGCCGGTCAGCTTGAAGCGAGAGCAAATCTCACGCAACAGGTCATCTTCCATTGCGAGGATTGCTTTCACAAGCGGTTTAGGCGCGTTTTCAAGGTATTCCGGAGTAATAGGATACTTCATCAGCCGATACCGCCATAGAGTAAGCCAGTACCGCACAAATACTGTGCGATAAGTCGTTTTTGCCGATCTTCAATGCTCTGCACCTGTGCAGCAATAGCGGAGTTAGCGCCGTAACTGCGAGACCACGAGCCGACACTCTCAGAGGATACCGCGCCGCCGTCCGTAGAAAAGACGGCGGATTCTGCGGTTTCCTGATTGTGCATGACTTCTGCCAGCGCACAGTTAAGGCGTTTTACTCGGTGCATTACAGCGTCGCTCAGAACGCCGTCAGAGCGTCCGAGCGTTGCGCAAGAGATAATATCCGCCGCTCTCCCTGCTACGCGGTCGTAATCCTTCTCATCAATCAGATTACCCTTGTAACAGGTGCGGTAAAAGTCATAGTTTGCGTACACGGCGGATTGCTCCTTTCTTTACGACGGCAGGGTTACAGTTGCAATGTACAGACCGTTCGGGTCGGGCAGAACCGGGATAAACATACCGGATGCCTTAGTCCAGATTGCAACCGGGTCGGGGGTCTGCCACTGGGTCATGGTGATGTACTGGTTCTGCGATGCAGCAGTAAACGCGCCCTGTGCTTCCTCCTCCGGAGTTACACCCCACAGGCCAGCGCCGAACGAACCGTTTGCCATGGTTGCGAGGAACGCAATCTTGTTCTTCGGGAAGTAGCGCTGAGTGGTCAGCGTGCCGTCTGCCTTTTCGTAGTTGTAAACCTGATCGTTTACAGTGATTCGCTCAATGCCGAACAGACGGGAGAACAGGCTCATAATCTCGTCCTGAGTTGCCAGACGGCCCGCGAAAGCAGAGCCGAACAGCGCGTTCTGGATAACAGCGCTCTTAGCAAGTAGGCTGAGAACAGCCGAGCTGGTGACGATCTCACGCAGTACGCGGCCGGTTGCAATAGCAGCGTCACGCACGCCCTGAATATCGTCGAGGATGGTCTTTGCCTTTGCCTCGGTAGACCAGTCGAAAGCCTTGTTCGTGTGGTCGGTCGGAACGCCGAAGTCGATCGTAGTGTTGACGTGGTTCTCGTTGATGGTCATTTTGCCGGTTGCAAGCAGTTCCTGCTTTGCAACCTCGGTACGGGTCTTTACACCCTCGGCCAGACGTGCCATATCGCCAAAGATGTAATCCAGAATCTCGTTGTTGGTGCTTACGCCGTGGTTGCGGAGCAGACGGACACGCTCAGAAAGGTTGATCTTGCGCTTGATGAGCAGCTTCTCAACGGTTACGATGCTTGCGGTCGGACGGGAGCCGATCTGTGCCTCTGCGTCGAGCGCATGCACGGTTGCCATGGTCGGCAGGTATGCACTTTCAGACATTGCGAGGTACTTTGCGGTGATATTCTGGGTCTTCTGGTCGGGGAATAGACGGTCGCCGGACAGCTCCGGGCGTGCAATTTTGAAATTCTGACCGAAGTCCAGCAGTTCAGCTTTTTTCAGCAGTTCTACAAATTCCATAGGTTATTACTCCTTTACGCTCTGGTGGTTTCCGGCGCGTTAACAAAAACAACGCCGCTCTTTTCGAGGGTGGACTTTGCGCCAGTCTTGGAGCTATCGTCCGCGCTGGGTGCTGCGGGAAGGCGGTTTACATATACACGACCAGCAACAATAACAGCAGCTACACGGTCGCCGTTGGTTACGTCCACGTCCTCAAACACGATGCCCTCTGCGGTGTTGTCGTTCAGCGGGAAGATAGTGCCCTGCTTAACAACCTTTCGATTGCCATCAGCAGTGCCGAGGGTTGCGGGAATGAGACGGGTCTTGGTGATCAGACCAACTTCGCTTGCGAGGATAGACGGCTTGCGTGCACCGTCAACTTTGTTTACATAAGTGCCCATAGGTTATTTACTCCTTTCCCTTGGGTGCGAACTGTGCGGAATACCGCTGTGCAGCCAGACCGGCAGCACTTACCGCATGCGGTGCGGGATTCTGAATCGGATTTGCAAACGTCGGAGCAGGTTTTTCGCTCTGAAATGCCGCCGGGTCGGATTCCTGCTGCTTCTTGCAGTAATCGTCAAAGCCGGTCAGCGTGCCGTCCTTCATTTCCAGTTTGTTTGCGGTCAGGTCAGCGATAAATGCCTTTTCTGCCGCCTTGGAGGTAAACTTAATACCCTTTGCGGCGATACCGGCGCGTACTGCGTCCGCATAATCGCGGGCATCGAGCTTGCTCTGGAATTCTGCGGTGTCGGTGTCGTACTTCTTCTGCAGGGTGTCGAGCTTGGTCTTCAAGTCGTCCGCGTCGCCCGCATTCTTCTTCAAGTCCTCAATGTCCTTGTCGCGCTGGGTGAGCTGGTCGCGCAGGTCGGTAACGTCTTTCTTGGCTTCTGCCGCCTGTGACTTGTATTTCTCAACGTCCTTGCCGTTCAGTGCAAAAACCTTATCTGCCTGTTCGTCAGTCAGACCGATTTCTAACAGTTCTTCTTTCTTCATGTGTGTACTCCTTTCAGATTAGGCGTTTTAGGTGGTCGCCGTCACCGATCTGCCTGCACTTTTAGGCTTGCAGGATAGCCAATTTCCGTAGTTTAATGCCGTTGCGGGCATGAAAAAAGCGCCTTGCGGCGCTGGATTCACTTTATTAAAGTGGGATATGCGATTGTCAAAGTCAATTTGCTAACAGTTTGCTTATTCTTCATCATCTGTTAGCTTTTCCGCGTTCGGCATCATTGCCCTTGCTTCTTCCTCGGTTACGCCGTACTTCTTTGCAATGTACAGCTCACCTCGAATGAGACCGGCAGAAACGTCATTGCGCATATCCGCAAGTTCTTTCTGCTTGCTCTCGGTGTCCTGCACAACACCGTCGCCCCAATCACACTGCAAGTCCCAATCACCAGCAGGTGCAAGGCCATAAAGCGTGGCGTAAACGTCCATGCCGTACAGCAGGCCGTTCAGAGCGTGTTCCAGTGCCGCCTGCGTATCCCTCACAGTGACATACATTGTCTGCTTACTGGATACGATCTCGGTTGCAGTTGCATTTACCGTCTGAGGGTCGGACAGCGTTCCGAAAGACAAGCCGCAGTTCAGCTCGATCATCTTCAAGGTGTCTTGGAAGCCCTTGTATAGTGCATCGTTGCGGAATTCCGGTGAAAACTCCTGATAGAAGTCTACGTTTTCAAACGGCATCCGGCGGAACAGACGGTCACGGAGCAGCGGGTTCGTGTGCGATAGTCCGTGCTCATCTACAACGCGCTGTGGAATCGCAGAATCACTCATCAGGATACGGCGTTCGCCGCTTTCATATTCCCACATGAGCCGCTCCCACTGTTGGTCAGCCTGCCGGATTAGGTCAACTGCTGCGCCGCTGTAAAGCGATACACCGAGCGGACTTTCCGGCTCGATGTTGTTTGCAATCGGCACCTTGAAAAAGCCGAAAAGCGGGCGTTCTACGTTCTGAATCGTCGTTTCCGGTGCAATCTGTGCCCAGTCCTCTACAGTATTCAGCGGTACTTCCGAGCCGATACTACCGTTCTTGTCGGAGTTGTACGCCTTGTTCTTGATGGTGTACACGCCGCTTTTCAGTTCGTGGTACTCCAATTTGGTATAATATCGGTTCTTTTCTCGCTTGGTATCCGCGAATACTGCTGCTGTGATCTCTCCGTTGCTGTCAACGCTGACCGGGTACGCGCTGCCGACTGTGTTAAAGTCCACAAGCACACGGTTCTCTGATACAAACGGCTTGTAGAAGAAACCGCCGACCGAGAGACCCTTTTCAACGTCAATTCGCATGTGTGGAATCATACCGCGCAGGCTTTCGTTTAGGAATTCTGCTCGTGCGCCGCCATCAACAGTGATGGTGCTTTCAATGGTGGTTGGGCGTGCTACTGCTCGGCAGATAGCCGACGGCAGACCGCAAGACGTAACATTCCGGTTGCCGTGCTGACCGAGCCACTCGGCATCGTCCATATACATCCGTCGCCACAGGTCAATGTTTGACTGCATCGTGGAATCATAGACCGCCGTCGCCCCTGTCAGTTCTTCAATTTTGTTTGCCGGAATCATTGCTTGCCTCACCGCCTTTATTAACTGCTTCAACCGTTCAAACATTCACAAGCCCCCTTGCTCTAACCTCTCGGCGCACTATCGTCTGGAAGTAATAGCGTGATGCGTCCATATCATGGTCGAATTCCTTGATGACCGCATCTTCGGGGGATTTATCGTCCCACATATACATGCCGAATTCGTCGATTGCCCCGGTACAGCTTGCATTGTACTGTGCATAACCAGCAGCAAGCAGCGTTCCCATCAGGCGGATACCGTCAAGCACGCTGTTGTCTGCGTCACGCACACGGAATCCGTGTCTGCGGATTGTTTCCTTGAACGATGCAGCCGAGGGGTCAATAATGATCGCCTCGATATACTGACCACCAACGAACGTTTCAAGATCGGCGTAGTATTCCTCATCTGTTTTCTGTTTCTTCTCCTTGCGGCTGTCGTGCCGATACGCACGCACGCAAGTTGATTTGCAGGTCATTTCATCAAACCGCCAAAGCTGGAACACGGTCGGGTTAATCGTGCCGTAGTCACAGGACACAAACCAGCGATTGCCGGAACCTTCACCATCCGTAACGTGCAGTTCGGTCGAGAACATAGGATAAACCAGACCCTCTGCAACACGTCGCATACCGAGGATATCACGCTGATACCAGATGCTCTTGCGGTCGTATGTCGCAAGGATTTCTTTCAAGCGTTCATCCGATACGGAAAGGTTGTCTGCAATGGTGAAATGTCCGTAGTTGAAACCGTAGTTTGGGTTCTCCCGCTGCTTCTCCATATGGAAGTTGAGCACGTCTGTGTAGTACGGGTGGTTCTCGCCCTTCGGGTTAAGATCGTGATAAATGCCACGGTCGCCGCTCGTCATGGTACGGTCAAAGACTTCCTGCACAAACTTAGGGTGGCACTCGTTTGCCTCGGTGATATACGCAAGGCCGTAAGTGTTGCCCTTGATGTTCTTCTCGTCGCCGTCTTTACGACCACCGGATACAAGCACGATCTTCTCAGCGCCGTTCCGCGTTTTGACGTAGATGCAGTCTCGGTTCTGGTACTTACCTACCCGGCAATTCTGCTTGCCGAAATAGTTAATCATGCCGTAACCGTCACAGTCGATGATATTAAGCATTGCCGACGCAGTAGAAACGCCTGCAATGAGGTGGAATCTGTTCGGGTGCTTTTCCAATCGAGCGCAGAACGCCGTTGTTTGCAATACGTTCTTACCGCCACGCTTGCCGCCCTCGGCCACGTTGAACCAGCTATGAAGGGATTTATAGAAATAATCCACTTGTTTTTTCGTGAACGGTGCGGGGATATTATCCATCTTCAAAATCCTTTATGTCTCTGTCCGGTGCAGGCTTCATCAGCATATCAACGAGCGGCTGCACACCGTTGTCGTTGTCGCTTTCCATCGGCGCAGGGGTATCGCTCTGCCCGAGGTACTGCCTGCCTAACCAGATCAGCATTTGTATATTTCCACCTTTAGCCGCCTGTACCTGCCAATGTCTCAAACGCAAGCGCATCTGTGACACGCCGCGTACATAAGCCGCCCTTACATCCTTGCGATTCAGGAAGTTTCCTCTCGCAAAGTCCAGAGCGTCCGCAATGTCCGCTTGGGTGTTGCCCTCTGCGGCAAGTTCTTCGACGGCTTCAAGATCAATTACTTTCTTCGGTCTGCCTCTCGGCATTTCATAACCTCCTTTCACCCAATAGAAAAGCACCGGGAAAGTCTCGGTGCTTTGTCTGTTGAGTTGTGTTTGCTTAGGTCGAGGACGAGCGAGCGCCACGAGCGCCAGCCGCACGACGGCCAACCGCTACGCTACGACGGCGCACACCGCCAGAACGACCACGGTTTGCAAGTCTGCCACTACCATAACCACTCCCCATGCTTCACACCTCCTTTCAAATATACAAAAAGGACTATCTTTCGCAGATAATCCTTTCCGTTATATTTATTCACCAATGATTTTGCTCAAATATTCTTTTGAGCCTTTGCCGATTCGCGCAAACTTCATATCTTCGGTCTTAATCGGACGCTTGACTGCCCGCGCGAATTCCTTGCCTTCGATATACTTTAGATCGGTATCGAATTCGAGGGATGCGAGAAATTCCTCTTTCTGCGCCCTGCTGGTAAAGCAGATACAACACCAATATTCAGTGTCGCACATATCGCGGAATCGCTTGTTCTCAGCGCCCATGCGCTCACGGAAACTCTTTTCTACGTCTCCCAGTTCATCGAGGCACTCGCTTTCGAGCTGCTCTAATTCAATGTGATCATCTTTTGTTTCCTTAACTTCGTCGTCGTTCCAATATCCCATTACAGTTCGCCCCTCCTGAATAACTCCAACTCTGCCAGCGGGAACCATGTGATAATCTTCTCGTAGTCCCGCGGGAAATTCTCCTTGATCGGCTTCAAGAACCGATAATCAATACCATCGAACGTTCTGCCGAACAGCTTATAGTCTACCGGCAGCCGAACACCGCTTGCATCAAATTCGCGCAGCAGGTCGGCCTTTACCCAGTCGAACACCGGATAGAACCGCTTTGCATTGTGGTTGATCGCTCCATGTGTTTTCATGGCGATACGCCGCATTGGGCTGTCTGCCATTCTAACGCCGGTCGCAGTGTATACGCATTCCGGCAGGCGCTTGCATTCGCGGATGATCTCGCCAATTTCGGCATCGTCATATTCTTCTCCCGGCAAGTCCAGCGCCTCGATCTTGGTTACATGCTCCGGCGACTGGAAGACCAGATTTCGCAGCAGCCGGTACAGTGATCTGTGCGGCAGTCTGTAAATGTGAGTGCCGAAAAAATCCTCATAGTACGCAAGGCTGTTTTCGACGAATTCCAGACCCGGCACAGTGTAACAATAATACGGGATTACATGCTTGAAATACTTCCTCAGCTGCAACCATGCTGCAATGCTGTCCTTACCTGTGGAAAATGCTAAGATCGCGGTATCGCATTCCTCCGCCATAGTACGGCAAAGGCTCTCTCCGCTGCTTGCATCTACTCTGTCATACACTACGCTTTCTCCTCCTTGTCCTTGTCCATCTGGACGCGCACAGCGCCCAGTACATAGCCTTGCACGCTCTGTCCGGCATCGGCTGCGGCCTGCCTGATCTGCGCGCCTTCCTCTTTTGTCGGGCGCAGCATAATGTTGTCGCGCCGCCGGTTATATTCGGTGCTGGCTCTCTTCTGCGCCTCTGTGCCTGTGTATTTCTGTGTTGCCATTTTCAAGCCTCCTTGTGCTACTATGATAGCACATCCAGACCATATCAGTAAACTGACACATTGCACAAATAAGTTAACTGACATTTGTATAGAATGTGCATTGATTCATTATCAGTTAACTGATATACTATAGTCACAGTAAAGGAAAACACAAACCACCGAAAACAAAATGGAGGTACACACCATGTTAAACACTAAGACCCTTACCGAGAAGAAAACCGCAGCGCTCACCATCTACAAGGCAGCCAAAGCCGCTTACCTTGCAGACCAGAGCAAGGATAACTGGATCACATTCTGCGACGCTCGCCGCATCTGCATGTTGCTCGGTGTACGCATTTAAGGAGGTAATCACAATGACCATCATCAACAAGACTTTCGCAATCGGCGACACCTACCGCGGCACTCGCGGCGATCTCTTTACCGCAACCGCCACCGGCACACGTAAGATAAGCGGCACGCGCCGCACGAGCACCGCAACCGTCACCCTCACGCACGAGGGCGGCAAGGCTTACGAACTCGACCTTTCCCACGCACAGCGCCTCTTGCTCACCAAGTGCTAAAGGTTCTCGCGGGGTTCATCCCAAAGCCCCGCAGCCACAAATTCATTTTTGAAAGGCGGTATCGATATGATAAAAGCAAAATTTATCGGCAAGATATACTCTCCGGAAGGTTTTCCGGTTCTGACGTACTTATACAGAGGTCGGAAGTATGATGTAATCGATTATGGCTGGCGAGGCGGAGAGCCGCTATCGTGGCAGCACAAGTACGAGCAAGCACACATCGACGATATGATTGATAAAGAATCCAAATCATCCAGCGCAGCAGGCGAACCCGCTGAAATCGGTTTTGAAGTCTTTTGGGAATCAGTAAATCAGTAATCAGGAGGCTACACACCATGAACACCATCAAACACACCGAGTACAAACACAACGGCCGCCGCGTTATCCTCGACACCTGCGAACTCGCGCCGGGCAAATACGAGACCATGCTCCTGTATCCCAACGGGGAAGAGATCACCAGCCGCACGGCACGCACCGAAGCCGACGCAATCGCAGACTTTAACGATCTGCTGACCGCCTACCCGACAGACACCAAGCCCGCAGCACCCAAGCCGCTTACCGGCAAGTACGCCAAGCTCCGCGACGATCTGCGCAAGGTGTACGAGATCGGCAAAGCCGCAGCCGCACAAGTTGAGGACGGCGGCACCTGCAATTTAGATGCTCCCTCGCTCCTGCTCCCGCGCTGGCAGTCCGCCAAGATTGAGCAGGCTTGCAAGGAGGCCGGATGTGGCTGCTTTGAGTGGAAGTGCTTTAACCGTCGTTGGGTTATCTGCTTCCACATTCCCGGTCAGGCATACAAGCGCGAGACCGCTGCCGAGGTAATGACCAAGGCGCTTGCTGCTATGGGCTATGATGCCCTTACCTACTGCGCTATTGACTAACCATCTTAACCACACCCGCCCCGGAGGTCACGAGGGCAGAAAGGACTTACCATGGTACGCATCACAAAAGCAGAATACGACCGCATCGGCAACGACTACAAATCCACCTATCAGGATTACCAAGGTAATCACCCGGAATGGGTTGGACGCCGTTGTGCATTTCTTCCCGGATACGGTACTATCTTATTCATTGAGGGTGTCAGCTTTGAAATTGTTTAATCTCCCGCCCGGCTCACGCACCCGCAGCGGAAGATATAAAAAACGCTTGTCACCGCACCGAATCAGCGGTACAATATACATAACAGGAGGTAACAACAATGACCCTTACCAAAGAGCAGCGCGACCGTATCGCCGCAGTCGCGGAAGAATATGATTTTGATTACGCATGCATCGCAGTCCGCAAGCAGGAAGAGCCCTTCGCGCTCGGTGAGATCGACCACGTTTCCCACATCTGGGACAACGGCGAGGACACCGGCGAGGAACTCAACGGATTATGCGGTATCAAGGTAAACGCGCTGGATGATTCCGCGCGCTATAACGGTGACTATTTCGGTCGCCACATCGCCGTTATCGCGGGTAACTCTTACGAGTACGGCGAGGACGCAGGTGAGGTTATTATTTCCGATCCTGTTGTTATCTCCATCATCGCATAGGGAGGCAATGCCATGCCAACAAGAGCACCCAGAAAATGCATCTCCTGCGGTGGGGTTTTCCTGCCGCAGTACGATGATCAGGTAAAGTGCCCGGATTGCGCCGCAAAAAGCATTAAGTCCACCATGCGCCCGCGCACCTGCCGCCAGTGCGGCAAGGTGTTTGATGGTGGTCCGCGTGCGTGGTACTGCCCGGACTGCCGCGCCGAGCGCCAGCGCGAAGCAAACCGCCGTCAACGCGAGAAAGGCACCGTGCGCCCTCTTGGCTCCACCGACTTGTGCGAGGTATGCGGCAAGCCGTATATCGTCAAGTCAGCACGCCAGCGCTATTGTCCGGACTGCGCCGCCGAGGCGGTCAAAGCCGCCGATAACGCCCAGGGCCGCGCCTATATGGAGGACTACCGCAAGGAGCGCATCCGCCACACCGACCGATTTTGTAAGGTCTGCGGCGCTGAAATTCCGCCAGACAGCCCGGAAAAGTATTACTGTTCCGATGCCTGCCGCCAGAAAGCCAAACAGGAGAGCCAGCGCAAGACGGACAGCAAGCGCGGTATAACCGCCGCCCCGCCGAAGTTCGTTCCCTTTCCCAAGATCGTGGAAGCACATGCTGTCGGCTATGTTCTCCCGCCGCTGTTGCAAGCCGACGGACCATTTGAGATCGTAGAGCGCTATCGCAATGAGGACGGAGAAACCCGTTTCCGCGCACGCTGCAAAAAGTGTGGCCGCGTGATTGACCGCTCTCAAGTGTACTTTTACTCGTCCGAGGTAAAATCATGCGGTTGCGAAAGAAACCTGCACATAGGCGCAGGTAAAGCCATTTCGGCGGCGCACGCCAAAATACCGCACATCTGCATGATGTGCGGAGAGCATTTCACCGGCGGCGCGCGGTCTAAATACTGTCCTGCTTGCCGTAAAAAGCATGTAGCCGAGTTGAGCAGAGACTACTTCCGCCGTAAAGCCGGCTGGACCGAAGAAGAAATCCGTCTCGGCCACAGAATTAAATAGCATGACAAACCCCGCTCACCTTATGGCTTTGGTGAGCGGGGTTTCCCATTATACGACTGTTTCGGTTCCGCAGGACTTGCACCTGCTTTCAGCAACTATGCAAACCGGTATACCTCCACAGGGAGGTATGAACGCTATCGTCGCGTCTGTACGCCGGGCTTTTACCGGTGATCTCTCAGCTGTCCAGAACGGTTGTATGAAATCCAGAAAGGTAATAACCTCACTTTCGCAAGTTTACTTGTGTTTCCGTCCTGATGATTAGGTATGCTTACAAGAGATAAGCAGCTGGTGCTCTTTCGCGGCGTGTACTTAGCCGCCCGAAAGCGCCGTATCGGCTTTGTAACTTTGTTAGCAAACTGGTGTTTTGCTCTCGGCTCACTAAGTCCGTGTGAGTGCTTATCCAGTAGCACTCTCCCTCTCATTATGGGCTGTTCGGCGTTGCTCTCCGTCGTGTCGCAGTTGCTATCGGTCTGTAATCCGGCTGATTTCCTCGTAAGGTTACAGCGGGGAGCGACCCCGGTTGCGGCGTGCCTGCAAGCACCCGCGAAACTCTGCCGAACTGTTGCAGCAGTCCAGCATTGTTCGGAAACAGTGCTCGTCTTTCCGAGCTGTCAGAATATTATCGTCCTCGTTGGAGGCGTTGTGCTCCCTCCGCCTCATGCAGCTTCGGGAACAGATTGCCTTGCACGTCGTCCACCATGCAAGGCTTGCCAAAGTCCGCCACGTTGCCCTTGGCTAAAAAGATTCCATGCGTTACCCGTCCGGCCTCGCGCAGCCATCCGGGCATGTTTGCGGTGCCTGTCGCCCGTAGGCACCGCATTCCATTCTCATTGTAGCGTAAATGTTATTGCTCCGTCACCCTCATGCAGGCTTTGGAGCATATCGGCGTGCCGCGCAAAAGACACGCCGAAAGAATAGAAAGGATAATCAATGCCTTCGTTCCGCGAAAGGCGTTTTGCTCCTCTGCCCTCATGCAGACTTTGGAGCAGGTCAGCGGCAGGTCTCCCCACCGCTTTAAGTAGGTATTTGGGGTTAAACAGAAAGGCTTGTCACCCGTCAGCCCTCACGCAGGCTTCCGGGCGTGTGCCCGCCTTTCGGCGGGCTGAAAGCGGAGGAACGAAACTCCGTGATTCCGCCCTTTAGGGCTTTTATCACGATATCATTATACCACCATGTTTAGTATTATTGTGTATTGTGTTTTCCACAATGTTATGCACAACCTGTGCGTATCCGTTCCACTGCCTGTAAAGCTCTTACATGCATTTCGCCCTTCACATGGGATTCGCTGTAATTCTGGTTACGCGCCACGTCCCTCCATTTGCATCCGTTTACATACCGGTCGGTTAGCAACGTCCTGAGTTCGTTGCTCGGAACTTTTGCGATCGTGCTGATAATCTCAGCCCGCACCAGCGCAAGCCGCTCCTGCTCTCGTTTGATTTGATTGTTCAATTCAATGTACGCATCAGCCTTGTTTGCAGTAACATCACCGCCACCGCCCGGCGTTTCCTTAATAGTCGCCGTTGCACTCGTCGCTCGTGTCCATGCTTTTACACGAGCGTTTTCCAACGACGCAATGTTGTTCTCGATTCCTACGGCACGCAAAAGCCATTCTTTAGTCGTCGTGTGCCACTACCTCCTCCATACCATGCTGTGTATATCGCCTGCGGCGGCTGATTCTCGCCGCCTTGCGGACGCAACCCACACCTGGTTCACATCCGCGCGATTTCCCCGTGTCGATCAAATAATGACACGCCCATAGCTTATACCCTTGGCTTGTACCCAGTACCCGCCAGTATGCGCACCCAGCGCATTCGCTTTTCTTTTTCATGCTAATGCTATTCCATTCTCCCGCAGTTCTTCAATCAGATCGTCGATTTTAACGTATTTTCGGGCGATGCTGTCTGCGAGGTAGTTTGTTTCGTCCCATATCCGCCGTAATCGGTCATAGTCGTACCCTTCTTTATCCCGTAGAACGCTAAACATAATTGCCCATGTAGACGCAACCGCCGTGTTCGTTGCGTCGCGTTTGGCTTTTTCTATGTCACCCTGCGTCGCCGGTATTCGGTATGGGTTGACTTTCTTTTTCTTCGCCATTTCCGTACCTCCAATTTTCATACCGCCGCATCTCGTCCAGATACTGTCGCATCTCCGCGCTATACCGCTTCACTCGTCCATCCGCTCCAACATATCAAGGTACTTTCTCGCCATCGCCGCCACCTGAATTGCCTCGCAAGCCGCCGCTTCGGCGTACTGTTCAACGAGATCCACATGCTGCGCCGTCGGGATACCGTCACGGATACGGTGCCAAAGCTGCTCCATCGCCATCTCGATACTGTCGCATTCTTCCCGCAGTTCCTCGGCTTCCTCCGTAATGATTGCCCATCCTTCGTGCTCCGAGTGGAACTGCGGAAAACGCTCATTTGCGCTTTCCAGTTCCTTTTCAACGAGCATCTTTACGTCTTCACTTACTGCATTCATTATTTTCTTCCTTTCAAACACAAATCATCGGCGGGTGCGGAATCTCCGTATCTACCGGTCTCCACAGGTGCAGGCAGTACGGATGGTTGTTTATATACTCCGACTTAGGCGGGTGGAACTGCATAACGCGCTCATCCTCGCCGAAAAACATATCCTTAATAGCGCACATCTCGTCCCACGTCGGGCAGCACTTGCGCTGTGCAGAGCCGGGCGAAACGCTGACGTGCTCCCATCCCATGCCGTTGCTTGCGATCACCCGGAACGACTTGCCGCCGACATACACCTTGAAAACACCGTTTCCGCTGTCGCCGGTGCAGCCGTAAAACTCGCGTTCTCTGTCTTTCAGCCGGAACTTGTCCAACTTGTGCAGGTCAATCATTCTGTACACCTCCATAATGTTCTACAATATACTGGTTTGCCGTGGTCTCCGGCGCAACGTACCAGCCAACCAGCTCCTCGCACGACATCATAACGCCAAGCAGTGCAATAAAAGCGGCCGCAAAGGCAATCGGCGCAATATCGCAGTATTCCACATTCCGCATCAGCTTAACCGTAGCCACAATCGCGCCCAGCATCAGCACCACGAACAGCGCCGTCAGTAAAATACCGCCCGTCACATGCTTCGCAATCACTTCCCGTATCAGTGTTTCCGGCGTAACGCCCATCTGAGCGGCGATTTCAGCAATGGTCATTGCGGTAGTCCTCAATCACATCAATACCGTATGCAATAGCGCACTCGTTCTCGATTTTGCAGCCGCGGTACTTATCCCAGTCCTTCGCAAAATAAGCGACGTCAGCCGTAGACAGCAGTTCCAGCGACTTCGCCAAATACCAAAGAGGACGCGCGTCATGCGGTGCGCTCCGGAAGAACGAATCAATCACTTCCACCGGCTCACCAAGTTCACGCTCTGCGGATTCGATAGCCTTTGCGCGGACTGCGAGAATTTCTTCGTCCGTCTTGCCCTTCATAGGCTGAGAAATAAATAACTTTTTCATTCTTCCACCCTCTCATACGTCTTTTCAAAAATATCCGGCTTACAGGGGTAGAACTCGCCGTTTACACCCTTGATGATGTAGTCACCGATTTCGGCGTACATTACGCCCTCAAGGGTATCAATAACTAAACTCCACTTTGTAGTGTGACCTTCCGTATCTTGTACAGCAGGAGTGAAAAAAGCGCCATGCTTGCAGAAATTGCGGATTTCTTCACGATTCTCCCCTGTCCACCGGACAGCCTCGACCGTAACAGGTTTCTTTCTGAACTTCATTCCGTTACTCCCTCACATTCCGCCCCGCACGCCGCATAGCCTGCAAGATCAATCCAACTGTCAGCCTTTCCGCCGCCTGCTGCAATGCGTGCAATCTTGAGCAGCGCCATCATTACAGCAACGTCCTTTGCCTCTACGCGCACGTTCACGCCCCTTGTGCAGGCTTTATTAAGATACGCCTCCCACAGCTCCGCAATCGCTTTGAAGTTATTCTCCGGTGTGCCGTATTCCGTCTCGCGCTGTCCGCATACGCACTTCTCCGCCGCGTGCAGGATGTCCGCACGGGTCAGCTTGCGCTTCACGTCCTCACTATTTTCCTCGACTGTCTCGGCAATAGCAGGCGTGTCGTCCTCGATCACCTCATAGCCAAAGTATTGCGCCGTTTCTCTTTGGTGCTCGATTGTATAGGCATAGCAACTATCCTGCTCCTTGAGCGCCTTGTCTCTAATCATGCAGCTTCCACAGTGGTAGTGAGTTCCTGCAAAACAGGTTTCACGCAGCAGTGCGTCGATATTGTCGTACACCTTCCCGTCTTTCTTAAACTTCATCGTCTGTATCTCCATCCTTTCTCTCGCCGTAGCTGCAAAAATCGTCTTGCTGCATCGCTTTCATACTTGAAGAGCAAAAGAGAACCCCCGAAGCAGCCGAAAAGCTATTGATATATGCGTACTTGCAATCCTTGCACCGCACCACCGGCGCAACGTCGGCAGCAGGAATCTTGCGTATCTCAGCAAAAGCTGTTGCATAATCACCGCTTGTACGCTTTACGATTTCCAACGCCGCATCACGCTCAATATACTCAGCCATTTTCTGTCCTCCTGTTCCACGCTTCAATCACTTTTTCAACAGCACTGGTTTTGTAACATTCACTGTCCACCAAAATTTTTGAAGAAGCGTGACATTTAGCACAAAGCACTCTTACGCCGTCATTTACAAACAACCTCGCTTCTCCACCACAGAAAGGACAAGATTTAAGTTCAATCATTGCCTTCACCTCCGTCCATCTTCGCCCCGCACCACGGACAAATAGGATAAATCTTTTTGTCTTTCCATTTATATTCTTTGTGCATTGCCTCATTACCACAAACAGAACAATCATAACAAAAATTGCCGCTATATCCCCAGTGCGGACGCACCCATTCCCCATGCACCACCGGCACAACATCGGCGGCTGGCGGCGAGGCAACAATCTCCATTGCCATGGCACCGTCGGAACCGTCCACCCATTTCGCCGCCATCACCGCTCTTATGGCAGTATCTCTCTTAATGTATTCACCCATCGTTTTCCTCCTATTCTTCTGTTTTACTCGCTAAATCTCCGCTTCGTAACAGCAATCGGAAACTCGTCGATCTCGCTTGCCCACAGGCACGAGCCTTTTCCGTTAATCTGTTCCCAGATAAGCGGAAAACCGCCGATACCGTCAAACAGGCTTGCCATAGTGCCGACATGACCGAGCTGCATACACAGCCGATAAAGCACAAATCGCCAGGGCGGGAGTGCGATAGAGTTGCCGAGCGCCTTGTATCGCGCCGCGTCACTGCTTTCCTTGTGGCGTTTTCCTTTGGTGTCTACCCATTCTCCGATATCCGTCCAACCGTCCGGGTAGCCTTGCAGGCGTTCACATTCGAGCGGAGTAAGGCGGCGGACAGACGGTGTGCTGATTACGCGTCCAAATGTATCGCAGCGTCCTACACCCTTATAATCCCTTGCGCACAATGTGCTCGTTTGCTCTTTTCCGTCTAATGTGGTCGGAGTAATAATCGCCATCGGGTCGTGCATACAGTTCAGCGTCTGGCAAACGTCCGGTGTTAAGTGGTTGGCAATATCGCCTTGTCCATTACCAATGCAAATCGGTACATTGTTTCCACCAGTTCCCATTCTTGCAGTCAGAGCAGGTGCAGTCCCGTCATAAATCCGTACTGCCTCGGAGCGGTGCTGTATGTCGTAGCAGGTGTCATTGACCAAAATTGTACGTCCTGCTCCGGTGGCTCCCAATGTATGACAAGGGTCTCCGAGTTGCGGATTGTTGGCATTCGTCTTGCTGGTAATGGTTTCCTCATTATATACAACTGCCGGTCTATCAACCGTATTCAGCGTGTAGCTCTGATCTTCGCGCCATCCCTTACCGTTGCACCCTGCGGTTTCTGCGCGGTCTATTCCGTTGCCTTGCAGGCAGAACACCGTCTGATCGTTACCAGTTCCCAGTGTTCCGCTTTTCTCCGTCTGCACTAAAGCGCCTTTTCCGCCTCCGTCGCATCCGCCTCGGATTCGGACTGCATAAGCAGCGCCGTTTTCAGCTTCTCCGGCAGGTCTTTCCCTCTCCGTTCCGCTCTCCGCAAAATCCCCAAACAGGCTTTTGCGCTCAAACAGTATTTCGGCAGCGGTGCAGCCTCTAAAATCTGCGACAAGCGCGATTCTACGGCGACGTTGGGGCACTCCCCAGTATTGAGCGTCAAGCACTCGCCAAGCAACACTCCATCGTCCGTCCACGTCGCGGTACCCCCCCCATGTCGGCCATCCCTTGTCAGGCACTTCAATATCGGGGGCTTCCGGTTCGATGACTTTGATTGTTTCTTCGAGGACGGCTGCGAAATCTTGTCCTTTGTTGCTACTGAATGCTCCGGGCACGTTTTCCCAGACCATGTATCGAGGGTAAGCTGCTCCACTTGCTTCTCTCATCTCCTTAACAAGTCGTATTTGCTCCATAAACAGACCGGAACGAGCACCCGCCAGGCCGGCACGCTTACCCGCAATGCTCAAATCCTGACACGGCGAACCGCCTATAATGCAGTCAACCCACGGTGCTGTGCGTCCGTCTATTTTGGTAATGTCACCGAGGTGTCTCATACGCCCCACTGCGGCGTTCAAAATTTCATCACTGACCATCCTCATCCGCTCCCAAAATCTCAACCACAATCCGCGGATTCTTCGCATCCACCTCAAAGTGATCTTCAAATCCTCGGATATTCTTCCAACCGTCGTTCGACAGATACCTTGCTTTCACCAACGCATCCTGAATAACCTTGCGCCCAAACGCGCAGATATTATCCTTATCCCGCCGCCTGTCTTTTTCGTACCACCGGTAAATCATATACACCGGCTCCTGAAACTCCGCACCGCCAAGTTGCCGTGCCGCGTGCATCACAACGGTTTCGCACTGCTTTTTCAGCCGCGCCCCCTCCTGCCGGTGTCGTCTCTCTGCCTCGATCAGCTCATTCAGTCCCGGCAGCGGGCCTTTGATTACAAATTTCATCTTTCACCTTCTGCTTGCTTTCACTCGTGCCGCCCACTCACTTTCCCAGTCACTGGCGGCGGGCGCACCGTTAAACATCGGCGCATCCGTTTTGGTTTTCTTCGGCTTGTCTCCGATTCTGTCCCAGATGATGCCTTTCCAGTTGCTCGCCATACTCAGCCGGATAACTTCGACCACAGCCTGTTCGCCGTGCTGCTTTACGTGGTTTTCAATGGCACTAAGCAGGCTTTTTAATCCTGTCGGCTTGTACCCTTCCCTGCGTTCAGCTTTGTATCTGAGCCAATCCTCGACCGCTGAGCGTACCGGTTCGTTAAACCGTTCCGTCCAGTCCGCCTCTTTTGGCTTTTCCGGCTTTGGCGCTTTAGGCTTCGACGGACATTTTGCCGGTTCCGTCACTTCGTCCCGCTCGCAACTTTGGTACTCGTCATACTTGCTGACGGTAATCACAGTGTAGTGCCGATTGGTTTCCACCGTGATTTCGCCGGTCTTTTTCAGTTTACCGAGCGCCGTCCGTACCTGCTGCACAGACAGTCCGCTTTCCGCCGAGAGTGCCGCGTAACTGGTCGCAAACGCACCGCGTGGAATCTCTATGCCCTGCCACTCACAATCCTTGTAATTAGCTCTCAGTAGGACATGCAGCCACAGTTTGCAGGTGGGGAGGTCTTTGTACCATCCCCACTCCGTAATCGCACGGTGCAGTTTAATGTGCCCGTTCATTTCCCATCACCTCAGAACGGAACGTCCGAATCTTCCTCCGGCATATCCGAAAAATCGCTGTTCTCCTTTGGCTTTCCCTCGCTCTTGCCGCCGCAGAAGTCGATACTCTCAACCTGTACTTCCCACGAGCGACGCTTATTGCCGTTCTTGTCCTGCCAATCGCGGCTTTCCAAACGGCCGGAAACAATGCACATATCGCCCTTGTGGAACCATGTGCTTGCGTGCTCTGCCAACTTGCCCCACAGGACAACGGAACAGAAGTCGCTCTGATATTCTCCGTTGTTATCCTTTCTGCTGCGTTGTACCGCAATCGTACCGCTTGCTACAGCCGTATTAGACTGCGTGTGTCGCAATTCCAAATTATCTGTTAATCTTCCTTGTAAAACGATCTTGTTAAGCACTTGTATTCCTCCGTTTGTTGCATTTTTTCAATCCATTATGCAATTTCGCATGTTCTGATCGGGTCAGAACCACGATATTTTCTGGATTGTTGTTTGTCTTATTGCCGTCAATGTGATGTACAATGTCCGAAGATGTCAGCTTTCTTCCGTATTTCTGTTCAGCTACAAGCCTATGTTCCAGCACAAACCCGTGTTTATCTGCTAAGTGGTTGTCTGGTCGATATACAAGAATATACCCGCTTGAGTGTTTCTTTCTTCCTCCGGACCAGTGATAATTTTTATCTCCAGCCATTGCTTCTCTCAGCTTTTGTTTGGTTTCATCTGACATCTTGCGTCCGTACGTCGGGCACAAGCTACCGGTTTTCCCAATGTGCGGATGTTTATGATTTTTCCACAGAAACTTCACACTCTCAATTCTCGTGGGAACACGCATGCCTGCTTTTTTCATCTCTCTTGAGAGTTTTTGTCGCTCAATTCCGATTTCGTTCTCAAGCATTCGCAAGCTCGCGCCTTCCGCAATCCGGGTTTCGATGTATTCCCGATATTTTTCTAAATCAACTTTCATCTCCCTGTCTCTTTGGTATACTTCTGGTTTCCCTCACTCCACAGCGGATAAATGCTCTGCAGGTACTCCCGCATTTCCCGCTTGATTTCCTTGCCGTCGCCCTGGTCCATCTCCCGATGGCACTCTGGGCACAGCATGACTAAATTCGTCGGAATACCCATGCCGCCGCGTGCTCTCGATACAAAATGGCACGCTTGCAGAACTCCGCCTTTCCCGCAGTGGCGGCAAATGCCGCCGTCCCGCTCCCAGCATTCGCGCCATACCGCCGGGCTAATGCCGGTAAACTTGGTCTGCCGTCTCATTCTTCCATGTCCTTTCTCGCCGCGCGTTCCAACCTGCGCTTTGCCCTTCGTCTGTAGTCCTTCTTCATCTTCGCCCATCCGCTGTGATTTCGTGCCCAGCAGGCGAAGCGATAGCCTATTTTCCAGTCCGCTGGTACAAAGCGTTTGTATGTCGTAAACCTCATACGCAGCGTTCCTTTCTTCCGGTCTCCCACTCGTCTTTCAACTCGCTTAACAGGCTTGGTGACGCGGTTTCCACTCCGGCGTTTTTGCAATCCTGAATGCAGTTGTCAATCAACTGGGACATTTGCCTCTTGTCAAAATCGCTTGAACCATAATACGCAAGCACTGTTGTGCAACCGTTGATTTTCGATGCTCTGGTTTCAATAAATCTTCCAATATGGTTGCTCGTCCACTTTTGACCGAAACTCGCTACTGCCTGTGTCTGCATACACAGTACTTCATAGTTGCCAATGTCTTTGATATGTCGTCTGTAAATGCACTCCGGTGGTTCACCCATGGCCTTAGCCAGTTTTCCGCACAGCGCCCAGTACATCGCATTTGCGTCAAGGTCTCGTCTTTCCTGCTTAGGCGCGATCTTGGCGGTATACACCTTACCATCTTTGAGTTTTTCGCACTCAACTCGTGCCATAGGTGCATTGCTGATGTGAAGACACAACCAATTTCCGAGATCGTTGTGTATTACCTGCGCATGATCAAACTCATGCGTCATGGCATAGCCTCCATTGCCTTCTGATGGTCTTTATCGTCCATCTTCTTGTTCAGCTCTACCATCAATGCGCCGAAATCATTCATTTTCAGTTTCGGAAGATCATCCAGCGGAAAACCGATGGTTTCTTCAAACTGCTTTTTCGTGGTTGCGCCCAGCGCTTTTGCAATCTTCTTAATGGTGGTTGTTTCCACCTCACCAATCACATCTTCTGGCGGCTTTTGCAGCGCCAGCTCCCGCTCGATTTTTTTAAGCGCAAAATGATATTCGTCATACGTTACCTCGGACGTAGTACGGCAGCCGGTAAGTCGCATAAGGTGTTCTTGTGCCTTGTCATTGCCGTAGACCTGTTGTAGCCTGTGCGCAAATGCCTGACAATCGCGTTTAATCAGCTTATCCGTACCTGCCCGCTCGGCTTCTCCAGAATACTTAGTCTGATCTTCTCGCACGCTATCATCGTTCCAGTATACATCTGCGCCAACGCCGAGCATCTTTGTAGCAACCGAGATAGCGTCAGTATATGCCATCTTCCAGCATTCGTCTGATACCTGCGGGCCGTTTCTGGTCTGCGAAACAAACTGACTGCCGCCCGTGCCTGGAATAGCGTCAGACCATTCGCCTTCCACCTTGACAAACAGATTGATATTGCAGAATGCACACACAACGCCGTCATGCGTTTCAAGCCACTGTTTGACAATCTCGGTTTTCCAGCCCATGCCGCACGGCCCGAATTGCTCCGTCAGCGCCTTAATTCGCCACATGGGGTTAATGTCGGTAAAACCTTTCAGCTTTCCAGCCTGAATCTCCTTTTTGGCTGTCTGCGGCACTGTGCGCAGCGCATTATACAGCGTCAGATTGTCACTCATTCTTCATCCTCCTGCTCAAAGTCATAAACCGCCATTCTCAAATCATCGAGAAAGCTCTTGATTTCCTGCGGAAACAAATCCGTGTAATCTTCCAGATACAAGCCAATAGCAGTCTCGGCTTCCCACATATCCTGCAACCGGTTAAGTCGCTCCTGATCTGCCCTCTCCGGCGGCTCTAACGCCCGCTCGGGGCATCCGGTGATAGTATCACGCATTGCGCAGTGCCTCCAAAACGTCCTCGTCATGCACGATTTCCGTTTTTCCGTCTTTCGTTTTCGCCCATGCCTCATCACCAATGCGGGTATAATATTCCTTTGCTCCAGTGATCTTTTTGTCTTCGACATTCATCAGCCAAACCGAAGCGGTATATCCCAGTGTAGAAACATTCATGTCAATGCCTGTATCCGCTTCGCTGTCCTGTTTTTCAAGAACCAGATCAAGCAGGCTGTGAAACAGCTTCTTGTCTTTCATTATTCATCCACCTCTATAATCGCGCCGTTTTTCAGCATATAAAACGTATCCGCTTTGATGGTTTCTCCATCTACGCAAACAGCCTGAACGCCTAAAATGTGCATTTTTTCATCACGTTCCGTGAGCACCAGCCAACAGCCGACAGCACCTTTCGCTTTGCTGCCATACCCGGTAACGACCGCAATGCTTTCCGCTCCTCCAACCGTGGCGGCGCTCCAGTTGCCCGTGTTTGTGGCGGCGCTCCAGTTGCCTGTGTTTGTGGCGGCGCTCTGGTAGCCCGTGTTTGTGGCGGCGCTCTGGCGGCCCGTGTTTGTGGCGGCGCTCTGGTA